GGCTGCACCCTTCTTAGAAGTAGTGTAGATAGTTCTAACAACTTCTCTGTTGATTTCGTTAAGAATTTCAGCAGATAGGATGTTTGCAAGTTCTGTTTCTGCATCAAGGCCATGAATTGCTTTAAGGTCTTGTGCAAGTTCCATTGTGTATTCTGCTTTTAGAGCTCTTGACTTTGCAGTAACAGTTTGCTTCTCAATTGAGAACGCCATTTCTGCAAAAGAGTTACTAGCAGAATCACCAAGTGCTTCAGCAGCACTTGTTGCCAGGCCTGCACCTGTAGTGTATGTACCCGGCGAACTATCGTTAAGTACAGCTGGGTTTGTGCCTGCGTGTGTACCTGTACCAGAGAAGTCAGTATCCGCTTCGTTGTAGAAGGTTTCTGTACCGGCCTGGTTAGTGTAACGTGAACGCATTGCGAAGATTAGACCTGTTGGGCCAGTCATCGGCTGAACGCCGGCAACATCATACGCAATAAGGTTAGGCATTGCTCTACGAACTAGAGAGATAAGGATCGGATCCCAATTATCTACGCTAGAACCAGTAGCATTAGTTGGTGCTGCTTCTGAAAGGAACGAACTGTCCTCACGAAGAGCTTTTTCTTGGTTTTCTAGGATTACTGTGGTTACAGCCTTACGATAAGAGTCTTTGATCTCTGGAAGATCGTTATGCTCTAGGACTGGCTGCCACTTTTCCTGTAGATGTTCTGTTTGGAACATTTTAGTTTCTCCTTGTTGAGTTATCTATAATATTTATAAAAAGTAACATTTTGTCACTTATTTCGCCCGCTGTACAGTTTTGCCGATTGCAGTCATGTAAGCGGCCATTGCACCAGTTGTATCGTAGGAATCCGTACCATCAGTTTCGGAATCCACAGATTCAGCGACAGTTGTTTGTTTTGGGAAATAACTTTCCTTCAACTGGTCTAGTTTTTCCTTGAAAGATTCTTCCGAAGAAAACTCTACCTCTTCTGCAAGAGATTTGAACTTCTCAACTTCCGTATCGGCAAGGTCAGAAGCAACCTCTGCAAAGACACTTTCACGAACTAGAACGTCATGCTTCTTTTTCATTTCAGCACTCTTTTCAATTTGTTCGTTAAGTTTCTCTTCTAGTTCGTCAATCTTTTGAGACTGATGGCCTAGAATATCATATTTCTCATCTGGAACATCAATGTAATGCTCTTCAAATAGAGACTTGAGTCCAGAAATGAAATCTTCTGCGATTTCGCCTTTGAGACCACGCTCAATTGCGATTTCATTTTCTTTCATCCACTCTTCTACAACGTAGTTCATATATGCATCAACCTTTTCGGTCAACTGATCTTGAACTCTGTTGATTTCTTCAGCGATTTCTTGAACTTTAGATTCTTCAATTCTTTCGACTTCAGAACGAAGTTTAGATTTTACGGCGGCTTCAAAGATTGTCGCTGCTTTATCTTTGAATTCCTCAGATAGTTCTTCACCTTCAGTAAGTGCAGAAACATCTTCTGAAACATCTACAGATGCAAGACGCTCATCAAGAGTAGATTCGTCAACTTCTGACTTCTCTTCTTCTTCATGGTATGAGTCTTTCATCATAGCACCGTATGCGGCCTGAATGTCTGCGGCTTTCATCTTTTCCATTTTTTTGATTTTCTCATACATGGCGTTGATCATTTCTGCCTTAGTCATCTTGCCTTCTTCTAGTTCCTCACCATCATGGTCGACTTGGTCGCCTGCAGCGAGAGGTTCTTTGATTTTAGTAGGCGAATCTTCACCACCTTGTTCTGGTGCGGCACCCTTAGTTTGAGCATCTTTAGTTTGTTTCACTTTGTCTGCTCCTTTTTCTGGTGTGTCGCCAAGGTCTTGAACTTCACCCTCCACTTTATCCATTGAGTCACCTTTAGCAGCACCCTTCTTAGGGGCGTCCTGTGCAGCTTCTTCAAGCTCGGCAGAAACTTCCGCTTCTAGTTCCTCAATTGTCTTGTCTAGTTCTGACATTGGGATTTCTCCTTGAGTTTTGTTGTCTTAACATATTTATAATGATTAAAGTTTTGACAAGAATTTTGCAAAGGCAAGTGCGGAAACATTATCATTTTTACGTCTTACCCCTTCATTAATCTCATCTTTGATTCCAGCAATCTCAACTTCTTTGAGAAGGCCATTATCCCACACCCATTCCTTTCCTTCCATAATACCCTCAACGAAGGCCTGAGGTGCAGAAGGGTCTGCAACAATATCTGCCGCAGTTGCGAGATAGAAATCGTCTTTCACATAATTTGCACCACCTTTGGATTCTAGTGAACCCATGCCTCTTGAAGAGACACCAAGTTTACCACCATCCTTGATTAGTGCTTTCGCAATTTCCCCCATAGGAGTAGACAAAAGTTTTGCCTCACCAACGAAGTTCTTTCCATCAGCCTCAAGTTTTGTGATCATGTGCGAAACTCTGTCTAGATTGACAGTTGGGCCCTCTGGTGTCCAAGTTCCCCAAACGCACGACCTTCGGCAACAAATTCTTTATTGTAACGCTTGACTTCCCG